TAGCGGCCCAGCCGAGGTCCATGTCCAGCGTCTCGGTGCCGGTATCAAGGTCGGCGCCGTAGAACATGCCTCCGACGACAACCGCCCCGGCCGGAACCCAGCACATTTCGAAAATGTCGCCATCTTCGACCGCAGCCCCGATTGTGTAGGAGCCGTAAGCGCACTGGAGAACGCCAGCCAGGGAAGGACCAGCAATCGGGAAGCCCGTTGCACCGCGCGTAGCGGTGAGTGTTTCAGCAACCATTGGTAATGCTCCTTACGAGTCGGCGGCGGCTGCGAAGAAGCACGACACCATGCCGTGTTGCTTGCCGTTGTAGCTAAGTTTCTTGACGCCAAGCAGTTCCTCGATGGCGACACCGGGGCGGAACTTGTAGTCCTTATCCATGTCGCTGCGCGGGGTCGGCTCTTGACCCCATGCGATGCCGACAGCCTGCGCGCCGCACAGGAAGACCGGACGGACGTCCGTTGTTCCAGAAGCGCCGGCGTTGGTCAGGTTGTAGGTGCCGGTCGATGACACGTCATCGATCTCCGGGACTTCGCGGTGGATGATCCCGTCATAGAGCAGGTCACCGTCCTGAAAGATCGGGTTGTCATCCATGCCGTTGCCTTCACGCGAGCGAGCCTCACGGTTCGCTTGCGTCATCGTGGTGTCGGCCTTCAGGTCGCGGAACGTCCGCGCGCCGTGGAACGCCACGTAGTATTCCCTGCCGTCCGCTGTCTTGTACGGGCGGATATGGGGGTCAGCCGACTTGGCGATACGCTTCGCCAGCGACATCGACGCAACCGTGCATTTGTCGTCGGTCGTGTCGAGGGTCGCCGTGGCGGTCGCCCACGTCGCGGAGTAGTTCGACTTGAGCTTGCCGAAAAGCAGGCGGTCAGCGTTCGCAGCCGCGTAAGCGTTGCGGTTCGCAGCCGACGAGCTTGCAAGCGTGACAGTCGTGTCGCCAGTCGTGACAGCCGACAGCATAGCCGTGATGACATCGTCACGCAGCTTCTCCGCTTCCCACTGGCGCAGCATGTCCTTCGCGGCGCCGTACAGGTCAATCTCGGTCTTGTAGCTGGTCGATTTCGGCACGCGCACGCCGTTCCTGCGCCAATCGACGGAGATTGCGCAGTTGTAGTTGCCGAGTTCTTCCTCGGCGCCGTCGAGCATGGTTGCCCCGCTCACGCCCTGGCCGACCAGTTTCGTGATCAGCGGGATGTTGATGGTCTTTCCCGCTTCTTCCTGAAGCTCGTACTTGGCGATGATGATGGATGACGACGAGCGGCCCATGTACGGCTTGAAGCCGGACGCGCGGACATACTCAGCGTAGTATTGGCTGATCCACTTCTGTTTCTCAGAAGCAGAAGCCAGCATGACTTCTGACATTGGTTATCCTTTGAAGAGGTTATCGAAAGCGTTGCCCGGTCCCGTAGGAACCGCGCCCGCTCTCGCTGCCGCTGGTCTTCCGACCACACTCGGCGGGGGTTGCTGTGACGATGGGGCCGGCGAGACGCCTTGGCCCTGAAGTTCAGCCAGTACCTGCGCGCGGATCTTTTCGGCTTCGCTCTTGCGCCAGGCTTCCGGGTCTTGCCCGATCTCTGACATCAGCTTGTGCTGGCGGTGCCATTTGACGACAAAGTCGTATGGATGGATCTGGCCTTGCAGTTGCTGTTGCAGCATCGGGTTCTGACCGACAGCGGCAAGAAACGCCTGTTGCGCCTCGCTTACGATGTCCTCGCCATGGGCCTGTCGGGCCATCAGCTCGGATGTGTTGAGGCGTTCGTTGAAGGCGATCCGCTGCTGTTCAGCGAGCGCGTACTGAATGATCCCCGAAGGGTCAGTCGGTATATGCTCGGGCTGTTGCGGTTGCTGGTAGCGTTGGAGTTGGGCTTCGAGTTCGACCCGCTTTGCAGTCTCGGCTTGTCTTTTGTCGCGCTCATCCAAGAGCGCGCTGATGGGGACGAAACGCCCTGTCTCTGGATCGCGCGCCCTGCCATCGCCTTGCGGCTCGGGTTCGGGTGCGGCTGGCTTCTCGGCTTCGATGACCGGAGCGGATGGCTCAGGCGCAGGCGTTGCCGGTTCTTCAGCGTCCAGAAAGTTCAGTTTCTCGTCACTCATCGTTCGACCTTTCGTCGTCGTCACGCAATCGCCCGAAACAGCGGCGTCCTGTTTGACGCCCGATTGACCCCGGCGGCGGGTACGAAAAAACCCGCCTGATCAGGGCGGGTCACTCATCTCGAATTGTTGCGAAGCGTTACGCCGCCATCAGCAGCAGGATCGCTTCGTCCTCGTCTTCCTGTTCCTGCGCAGCGCGGGCTTCAGCCTCGGCGCGTTGCCGGTCGTATTGCTCGAGCGCCGCGACAATCGCGGCCTGCGTTCTCGCGAAGGCTGCATCCTGGCGCGCGATGATCTGCTGCGCTGCCAGCGGCGGGATTGCCGGCCGTGGTGCAGGCGGTTGCCAATCGTCCCCGAAATCCTTGGAGACGGGCTCGGGTTGCTTCTTCTTCTTGCGCTTCTTGTAATAATAGGGGTCTTCAAAGCCGCCTTGTGAGCGCGACTGAACTTCTTCAGTACCCTGACCTGACAGCGTCGCGGTGAACTCAGACGAGCCCGCAAAGCTGCCAGACATGGCGTTGGGATCGGATGCAGTTTCCTGCCCGCCCATCGCCTTGAAGTAGAGCGCCTTCCAGTAGTCGGCTGAGAAGAAATTGGCCATCAGTCGAGGTCGTAAGTTATGGCGGTTCGATTGCCGTCCGTGTCCACCGTTGCGACGATGCGGTTTGCACCGTCAGCCACCGCATTGCGAATGGTAATAGTCGCCGTGCCGCCGCCGCTGATCTTGCCCGCCGTCGCCGCAGTCACCAGACGCAGCGCCTGCCGAAGCGTCATTCCCGTTTCGATGTCTTCCTGATCCAGCAGGTAAGACGAGAACCCTTGCGCCTCCAGTGTGATGGCCGGTGCGAATGAGCCCGACATGGACCCCGTCGCGTACCGGATCGCCTCGAAGCTTGCGACACCTGCAAACGCGCCCACGATGTTGCCCTTGGCAAGTACAGCGCCAGAGAAGGCAGCGACACCCGCAAACGTGCCAACCGCACCCAGCGCCGCCGTGACGTTGCCTGCGAAGGCTCCGACACCAGCAAACGAGCCGACACCCGAGACAACTAGCTGCCCCGTGCCGGCGAAAGCTGCAACGCCCGCGAAGGTCGCCGCAAGGTTGCGGCCCGCAGCGATGGACGCCGTGAACGCCGCAAGCCCGTTGGCCGTCGAATGCGCTGAAATCCCGCCCGCCGTGCGCGGCATCATCCAGCCGCGTGCGCCATACCCGGCAGGGATAGAGGCGAGTTCGTAGGCCTCTGTTCCGTCTGCCAGTGCGAAGTTGCGCCGCGCGCCGTTGCGGCCCCAATTGGCGCGCGTGTTGACCTGCGCCGAACCTACGCCAGACGCGTGCGCTGTCGATGTACCGCCAAGCCAGCGGCCCGGCGTCTTGTTCAGGACGCTGTAGTTACCCCAGAGCATGTCAGCTCCAGCCGAAGTCGAGATGCCCGAAGAAGCTGGAGTTGTTCGGAATGGCCGAGCCCGCGTAGATCATCCACGCTAGGCAGGCCCCGTCATAGACGCGCGGCATCGAGGGAAGCTGGTTGACGAGGTCGCGCTCTGCTGCCACGCCAAGCGTCGTGATCGGCAGCGTCAGCAGCGGCTTGGCAAAGCACAGGTTGTAGACGCCCGTGGTCACGCCCGCGCTCGCAAGGATGATGTTCTGACAGGTACGGATACCTGCGTCACCGCCAGCGAGCGGAAAGAACGGCCCGAACTTGCCCGAGCCCGTGCCGCTGTAGGGAACGCCAAGCAGCGGCGAAGTTGCGTTGTTGGTCGGCAAGGCTGGCGTTGATGGTGTGGTGCGTGAGCCGGTGCCTGCGCTGTTGGTATAGGTCAACTGGAACGTGCCCGTTCCCGCCGTGCCCGCCGTCGAGGCTACGAGAAACGCTTGAACGCCCGCACCATCAGAATAGCGCGGCAGGCGAACCGTCATCGTGTTCGTGCCGGAGCCTGCATCTGTGAACGCAATTGCCGTCGTCGCGACCGCGTTCGTCAGGGACGTGGCAAGGCGCGAGGTCGTCGCAGATACGCGGATCGTCCAGTAGATCGTGCCCGCCACAAGGCCCGTGGGAAGCGCGCCCGTCGTCGTGAAGCTGACAGGGGTGAGATCGGCATAGTCCGCCACCGTCGTCATCAGCAGGCCCGAGGACGAGGAGAACGTCACGGCCTCGGTGTTCACCAGCGTCTTTGTGCCGACCGTCGAGATCGTCGCGTTGGTCAGCGTGGCGTAGCTCAGAAGGTCAACCAGCATCATCACGCACGGCACGGTCGTTGCTGCCGCCGTGAAAGCTGAGGCGTTGAGCAGCACCTTGTAGTCCGTCGCACTCGCCCCGACGTTGCCGCCGTGCTGGATGCCGCCATGCGTCGTGCCTAGATCATATTGCGGCTTCTGAACCAGCGTGACGCCAGAGCCCAGCGCCGTATTGGCAACCGGATTGCCTGCGCCGCCCGCCAGGAATTGCCACGAGCCAGCGACAACCGTGCCGCCCGTCGCGTGGTTCTTGTTCCAGTCAGCCCGGAAGAACTTCCCCGAGTTGGAGACGTTCGTCACGAGGTTATCGAGCGAGGAAAAGCCAGCCATCTAGTTCCACACCGTTTCGATTGTGCCCATGATCTGCGCACCCGACAGCGTCCCGCTTGGGTAGCAGATCAGATTGAGGTAAGCGTCACTCTTGATCTCAGCCAACTGGACGCCGTCGAGGATCATGTCGCGCTCAACCGGCGCCGTGATGTCGTGAACCGCAAACGAAGCCAGCGGCTTGACCAGAACCAGCGTGATCAGCCCCACATCGCCCGTCAGGAATGTGCAGCTCTCGATTGATCGCACGCCACTGTCACCAGCCTGGAGCGGGATGAACGGCCCGGCGCAACCTAACGTGGCCGGCGCCGTGGAGATGATCGTGCCGTTCACCGTCTGCGTGTTGCAAGTAACCGTCGCGCTTGTCCGTCCCGCAACGCCGTTCGAATTGGTATAGTTCACGTTGAACGAAACGCCGCCAATCTGCGAGGCAACCTCAACAGCCATGATCTGAACGCCCGCCCCGGTCGGGTATCGCGGCAACGCATCGCCAACGATCATCGACTGAGCGTCCGTGACGCTCATGTCCACGAAGGGGTAATACAGCAGGTAATCACACAGGATGCAGGGCAGCGGGACCGCCGTGGTCGTTACCGTCATCGCCAGTATGCGGCGCAGGTGTTTGGTGTACGTCCCGCCCGGCGTCGCGCCGTGAAACAGCCCACCGTCAGCCGATTGCGTCAGCGCCTTACCGATAAGCGGAGCAGCCGCATAGAAGTTCGGGACCGGATTGCCCGGCGACATCGAGAGGTCGAACCAGATGCCCGAGCCCGTCGTCTGGGTCGGGACTTTCCGCCATCCGAACAGCGTGGCCTGTCCAGCCTCTTCGGCGTCAATCAGCTCCTTGAAC